AGAGAATTTAAGAGTACAGCTACCTGATTGAAACTCTGCCAACTCATGCTGACGACCTCTCGAGATAGATATATTCTTAACATCACTTGAAATATCAGTCCAGGTACTTACTGTCTCAAATGGATTATTATCTAATGCTCCCTCTACAGTTACGGTTACGTTATCGAAACTAAAAGACATTAGAGTAAAATCTTGTGGCCTTTACGTTGTAGATCAAGGACTGATTTCTGTACGACTGTTTCAAATCTCTCGTTATCTATCTGTAAAGTTGTGTATATTTTTACTGGAGTGTTACCACCTGGGGTTCTACCACCAGTACTTGTTTCCGTATCAGTATCTCCTAAGTCAACAGTAGGAGGAGGAATAGATCCTGATCCTATTGGAGGAGTTGTATCATCGTCTGTTCCTGGAATATCTCCAGGTCCTGGACTAGGACTTGATGGAGGAGTGAATCCATCTAAACCACTTAGTAAACTTTGATACTGATTAAAGATTTCTGCAAAGGATTCTCCTGTTTTATTTGCAATAAGTTGCATTGTGTCATTAAATCCCTGGCCACTAAATGCATCCATGACTGATTGCAAGTTATCTACAGCAAGTGCTTCTTCAACTAAAGTTTGAAAAGTATCCTGGGTTGCTGTTTGTAATTCTCTCTGAGCCTGAGATAATCTATCGACTGAATCTTTATGACTCTCTTTAGCTCGTGTTACATCTTCCTCAGCTCTTGTTACTGAATCTTGTAAACTTTTATATTCAGAAGAGGTTTCTCCTGCTCGTGCAATAGCCTCATCTAAATCTAATTGGGCAACAGATAACTCTAAAGCCGTAACCGTTCCCTCTTTAAATTCTTCATTTAACTCACTAACACGATCTCTAAGTCTTACTATTTCAAATTGCTCACGAATAGATACTTCCGTTCCATCCATTTGTGCATTACTAAGGATTTGTCTAGTACTAGCTAGTTTTTCCTCAGCTGTTTGTAATTGACTAAATGCTGATCGTTCTTGATTAGTAGCATCTTCAACTCGTTCGGATTCAACTTTGCCACGTTCCTGGATCTGTTGAAATTTATCAAATGCACTCGTTAATGCTGTTGCAGTTTTAAATAATCCTGATCGATATGTTTTGTCCAGGAGTCGAGCTTGTCGTTCCTGAGCTATCATCTCTCTAGTAGTAAAACCAAGTGAAGTACCTAAGTGCTGTATGTCGTCATCCAAAAATCGTGATATATCTCCTAAACGATTCTCGGCTCTACCTAAATTCTCCGTTTTAATTTTTAATTCTTCTTCATTATCAGCAAGATTTAAAGTAGAAGTGTTTAAAAAACCTTGAGACCTATTTAAACGATTTACAGCTACAGTCTCTTCAAAGATTGCACCGGTAACTAACGGAATTAGTTCATTTAGATTATCAAAGTCTTTTATAACTGGATTAGTGCCAGTTAGTAAATCTCTTAATGCCTGGAGTGAAATACCATTTGCTTTGGCAAACTCCTGGACTTGAAATACTGATGGTTCTGCAATGGATTCAAAATGAGCAAGAGCCTTAGCTGTTGCCATGAGTTTTGAATCTCCTCGAGTCAATTCAATGTTAAGTTGTTGTTGAGCAGTAACCATTGCTAATGCAGATGCTGTATTCTGCTCCATTAGATCTCTATTTGTTCTCTCAAATTCATTATTAGCAAATGCACCATCAAGAATTATTCTTGCTTTAGCTAATTGCAACAAGGAATGACTAGCACCTAAAACTATATTTGAATAAGAGAAGAAACCTGATCCACTTGATTCTGCTTTTGTATTAACCATATCAAGAGCCTCTCCAACAACTCCTAAGCTAGATCGGAATACATCTGCACTCTCTACAAAATCTGTTTGTAAGAATCCTGCAAATTCTTTTATAAGGTCAATGCCATTAAGTAATGCTGGTTCAAACTCTTTACCAACTATCTGACCGGCTATTCGAAGTTCATTGAATGCCAGTTGTGTTTGTTTCTTTAGAGACTTTAATTGTTTTTCAGCTACTTCTTCGGTAGTGCCACCTGCATTCTTTAATGCAGATTCATAAGCCTTTATCTGTTGTTCTCCACCCAGGAGAATCTTAATTGCATCTCCAACAGATCTTGTTAGTCCAAGTTGCTCCAGGGTTGTAGCTTTAAGGCCATCATCCATTGGACCGAGAACTCTAGTGAACTCTCCAACAATGTCAGACATATTTTTCATATTGCCCTCAGCATTAAAGATTTCTATACCCATATCTTTAAAGAGCTGTGGATTTCTTGCACCGGCTCGAGGAATATCTCTTAACACTACGTTAAGTTTTTCTCCGGCCTCTGCACCTTTAACACCTTGATCGGCAAAGAATGATAGAACAGCAACACCCTCTTCAATAGTTTTATTAGCTACTTTGAGTGATGCACCTGCTTTATTAGTTAATGCCTCTGAGAACTGTTGTACTGATGCATTTGCTAGGGTATTAGCTTTTACTAATACATCAGATGTACGTGCCATATTTTCGATATTCTTAGCAGTATCTTTAGATGTCAGTCCTAACGAACTTTGGGCATCTGTTAAAAGATCGGTTGCTAATGCTAAATCGAATGCACCTGCTTGAGCAAACTTAGATACCTGGGGTAATGCCCCGATACTTTGTTCTGCATCTAAACCGGCACTAGCAAGGAAGAAAAATGCTTTAGCTGACTCAGTAGCACTAAAAGTAGTTGTCCTGGCAACTCGTATAGATGCCTCTTCCATACTTTTAAGCTGATCTTCTGAGACTTGCATAATTGCAGTTGATTCAGCTAGGGCATCTTGAAAATTAGCAAATTCTCTTATACCTGCACCAATACCGACTGCCATGGCTTGAAAACCACGAGTAGCTACTTGATTCAATACTGGACCAAGTTTTTTTACTGCACCTTTAAGGCCAGTTGCATCTTTTTGAAATTTCTTTGAGTGTCTCGATGCACTATTGACTCCTTTTTTAAATCTAGAGTCATCAGCAACAAACGATACAATTACACCTCTTTGTGGATTAGCCATTTTTCCTCGTGTATTCTGTCATTTGATTTGAAAATTCAGTTAGTTCTCCTAACGTGAATAATTCAAGCTCCCAGGGTTTAATTCCGTAGAATTTGCATAGAGATGGTAGGGAGCTTATCCATTCTCTTCTGAGTCTTTTGGGATATCGTCTCCCTCAACATCATCTACGAATGATTTAATAGATAGTGATTCCAGGACTTCTTCATAAGTCATATCTGTATCACGTCTAATTATGATCCAGGCTATTGCACCAATGACCTCAAAATCCATTGAGGCACATTCGTTAATTGCTCTGATGGGAGTGAGGCCTGTTAATTTCTTAACTTCTTGCCATTCCAACCCATTTAGATCTGAATAGTCCAGGGGATACTTTGTACCTTGGACATTAATTATTGGATAATCATCGTTCATTTTTTATCTAACCTAATTACTTTCATCTTTGCTACACCACCTGCAACATTGTTTAACAATGCTTTAAGGTATTTTCGTCTGATGTTTGGAAGATCTTTTTCAATATAAGGCCATAGGGTGTAACCATCCGGTCTATATTGTTTATATTCTTTTCCATTAACTTTGCCACCATATTCGAATGGTCCTGCATACGGAGTAGTCTTAGTACGGCCTAATCTAATTTTTAAAGACGTTTGCAATCGAGCAGATCTTAACGATTGAGCTAGTTTCCCAGTCGGAGACTTAGCCTCAGACATGAGTTTAGGTCTAACCCTGTTAACTACTTGATTACCTATTCTTTGATGGACATCTTTTACAGCACTCTTAACGTCTTTATCCATTTTGTTAAAGCCCTTAACGAGTTCCTGGATGCCCTCAACTTTTATACCAGTTTGGTCAACCGGCATTTTAGCTAAATGTTCCTCTAGTAACTGCACCGGAACTCTCAAGAGTCATAGATGCTGAAACTTTTCCTGTTACATCTGAACTAATTTCGTAGCCTGTTTGGAACATGTTGAGTGTGTACTTAACATCTCCTGAGGTATTACCCTGAGGACCCCAAATTACTGCTACTACAGAATCATCAAATCCACCTGCTGAATATCCGTCCTGAGCTGATGCCCAAGTGATATCAAGTGATAATGATGCTGATTTCAAAGCTGTGATGAGTTCAACGTTTGAATCTCCAAAACCTTGAGTTTGTGCAGTTTCAACATTCTGACTGAATGTCAAAGACTCCACGTATTGTGATATGTCATTTCCATCAA